GGCATTTGATTCGATGGTCTCAGAGGAAATCAAACAGAAGATCCGGAGCATGGGGCCGGGAGACGCGATCAAGATCAAACGGCCATCTCTCCGCATCACGATGAGGATAAAGAGGTTGAAGGAATGAAAAGGGCACGGAAATCTGGACAGATTACGACCGCCAGAACATCTGGACGCTCCACATCAAAAAGGCGCGCGGCAGTCAATGAAAGAAGAGGTATTGTAAATGAGGATAGTATATGTATGCAACAGGAAAGCCCGCTGTAATGATTCGGTGTACTGTGGAAAAGAATGCACGCATACTTTCAACGAGCGGAATGCACGTTATTCGGAACACGGGAAGTATCTGATCCTCGGCGACAGGGGACAGGGCTTCGTACTGGAGGAAATCGAAAAATGATCAATCAGTTAATCAGCAAGGAGGATGCGGCATGGAAGCTCTGAGAAAAGAAATCTGCAAGAACTGCGCACACTGTCACCCGTCATACAAAGGCGGAATGTGCGAACTGAAACAGAAAAAGACGAAGCTGTCAGCGACCTGCGAGAAGTGGAGGGCGAAGAATGGATGAACATAGATTTTCGCGGCCTCACGAAAATGATCTGATATCTAGAATCGCGGCACTAAGATCGCTTGGTGGATCGCCGCTTGTATGGACGGGAAGCGATTACGAGATCGGCATGCAGCGGCAATGGGGAAGGGATTTCGATGCGATTAAAAGCGTGCCGTCTGCGCAGTCAGAACCGCTTAGCATCAATCTTAACGAGTGGATCAAGGTCAAGCTAACTGATCTGGGGAAGGAGATTTATTATCACCGATATGATAAATTAAATAAAACCTACGGAAGGGAGGTGCTTAAACCGAGTCTTCCAAGCGAGGACGAAGATGGATACACAAGGTTTCAGCTATGGAAATTCATACAACTGTATGGAGCACATATTGGTATGGGAGCGCCAAACGTGATAGATCCGCTTGAGATTGTATACGGAGGTGAAATTAATGCGCGAACTGATTGAGAAACAGGCGGCAATAAATTCATCTGCACAGCCAGATGTTCCAGACATGAATGTCGGAGACATTATCAGCAGACAGGCGGCAATAAAGGAGTTTAGCTGTTGCGAACTAACTCCAGACGGCGGTATTGATGCTAATTGCGCAATAGATCTTCTCAACCAATTGCCATCCGCACAGCCAGAACCGCAGTGGATTCCGTTCAAAACAAGACCACTGACAGAAGAAGAAAAAGAGGATTATCCAGGATGGGATAGTATTCTGGATTGCAAGTTACCAGATGATGGACAAATGATTTTAGTCAGCATAAATCTCCATGGGCATGAAAGAGTCCAGTGTGACGAGTTCTTTGTAGATGGCGGGTGCTATTTAGATAGTGGATATGAGTTAGGAGCAGAAGCAATCGCATGGATGCCGTTGCCGGAGCCATACAGGAAGGAAGAATAAAATGAGCTATGTGTGCAAACGTGGACACAAGTGCATGTGCTTCCAGTGTGGGGAAAAGGATTGCGAGCACTTCGAAAGCGAACCACCAAAATGGGTCAAAGATTTCTTTGAAAACGAAGAAATAGAAGAAATGCTGAAAAGAATTAGCGAATCGAGGCCAGCAGAAGAGCGGGAGGAGGCGAAGGGGAATTGGCTGAAAAGAATGAAAGATTAAAGCCGTGCCCATCCTGCGGACGTAAGCCTTTGTTATACCGGGATATGCACGCGGTCATGTGTGGTTATTATTTTTGCGACGGCAGAGCGACGGTAACTTTTTACAATACGGACGAAGAAGCGATCGAAGCGTGGAACAGGTGGGCGGAAAGTGAAAAAGATCATTGACGCAGAGGCACTGAAGTACACGATCCGTGAGACATGCAGCCGCGTGCCGATCAGATGGATCGTGGATGACGTACTCGCCTGCATTGACTCAATGCCAGATGTAAGGGAAGACGGAGGCAGGCAGCGGGATCCGGCAGCGGCCGGCGAAGAAAACAGAAGGGAGTAATAGGGGATGAAATTTGAAAAGGTGTCGTACGAAGAATTCTGGAAGACCCTGGAGCGGTTCCCGCTCGTGGCAGCGGAGCAGCTGGCCATGGCGGAACAGATCTACAGGCGGATCAAGATCCCGGCCAGGAAGACGGCAGGGAGCGCCGGATATGATTTCTCAGTGCCGTTCACGCTCAGCATCGGCCCGGGGAGGACGGCGTACATCCCGTCCGGAATTAAGTGTTACTTCTCGGAGCAGGAATCGGAGTCGTGGCATCTGAAGCTGTTCGTCAGGTCATCGATCGCGAAGAGCAGGAAGCTGGTGCTGGAACATGGAACGGGGATCATCGATTCAGACTATTACGGCAATCCGGATAACGAAGGGCACATCTTCATGCCGCTGAGAAATTTCGGAAAATACCCGGCAAGGCTTAACATGGGTGAACGGGTGTGCCAGGGGATCTTTGAGATTCATGGGCTCGTAACGGGAGATGATGCGACGGGGATCCGGAACGGCGGATTCGGGAGCACGGGGAATTAAATGTCATGATATCCAGAGAAGTGAAAGAAGCGATCGAAGAGACTGGGAAGAAACTGATCCTCCAGCTCCGCATGGAAGGGATGCTGAAGATTTGCGAAAGCAAGAGCGCGATGCAGAAAGCCGAGAGTCTTCTGCGGAGCTATGAGGCGCTGAAGATCGCGGATGACCGGAGCGCTTACTGGATGGCACAAAAGATAGAGTCCGCCTTGAAGCTCATCGAATCGGATCCATACTACAGGATCATACCGGAATATTACATCGAGGGGCGGACACGGGAAGAGATAGCGGATGAGTTCAACACCTCGCCGACGACGATCAGCCGCAACAAAAAGCGGTTGATGGAGACGGTCAAGATGGTTCTCTGCTCGGACGAAACAATCAAAGAACTGTATAGCTGAAGCGGACAGGCGGATCAGACGCCTGTCCGCTTTGCTTTGGGCATGTAACATCGGCGCTACACAGGCGGCCTGTGTCCGTTCGTGCGGCCGTTATAAACTTCAAATAAATGGAGGTAATGGCTATGAGTAGAAAATGGTGGAAAGCCGCAGGGGTCCGTGCGGTGAAGACTTTCTTTCAGACATTCGCCGCAACGATCGGGACATCCGCGGTGATCTCAGCAGTGGACTGGAGGCTGGTGCTCAGCTCATCCGCGCTGGCCGCGATAGTGTCCCTCGGGACATCTCTCGCGGGACTGCCCGAGGTGGATGAATGACAGGACACATAGTATCAATCCTTCTAACGGTTGTGTCGGGGGTCCTTTTATTTGTCATAAAAGGGCTTCTGACACAGATAAAGACTTTGAAGACGGACCAGAAGAGGAAAGAAACGGAATGGCAGGACGCCATATCTGCAGGAGTGGTATCTCTGCTCAGGATCCAGCTGATCGAGTACCACGATAAGTACATGACGGGCGATCATATACCAACGTACGTGTACGAAAACTTTGACGATATGTATAAATCATACCGTGCTTTAGGGGGCAACGGAATGATCACCCACATGAAAGAAGAGATCGACTCTTTGAGGATGAAGAACAAATGAAAGACACAGGAGACTGCACGAAGCGAGGCCGGCCCGATAAGTACGAGACGCACGTGGAGCCATATCTCGAAGAAGTGGCTGAGATGGCGCAGACTATGACAGAGCGCCAGATCGCAAAGGCCCTGGGCATTGCTTACAGCACTCTCCGCGTCTACAAGTCGAAGTACCCGGCATTTAATAAAGCCATGGAAAAAGGGCGTCATATACTCGTTCAGGGGCTGCGCTCGGCATTGATAAAGAGAGCACAGGGATATGAGTACGAAGAGGTCTACGAGACATACGAAGGGAAAGTCTTGAAGGAGAAGACGATCAAGAGAAAGCAGATGCCGCCGGATGTAGCTGCCATCAATCTGGCACTAAAGAACTATGACCCGGACAACTGGGCGAATGATCCGCAGATGTTGAAGCTCCGAAAAGACGAATTACGTCTCCGTCAGAAACAGGCCGAAAAAGATCAGTGGTGAATATCCGCATGAACTACACCCTAGACAATTTCTATCAATCCCACGAGTGGGTCAACCTGACACATATTCTCCGCAACGAGCGGCTGGACAAGGACGGCAACCTGGTCTGCTGGCACTGCGGCAAACCTATCATAAAGAAGTACGACGCGATCGCACATCACACCATCTTCCTGACTGACGACAATGTAAACATCGCAGACATCAGCCTCAACCCGGAGCTTATCAGGTTCGTACACCACAGGTGCCACAACATAATCCATGAGAAGCTCGGGAGCATAAAGCGTGAGATCTATCTGGGGTATGGACCACCGCTTGCCGGTAAGAAAAGTTTTGTCGACCGGGCGCGGGGGGAGGGGGACCTGCTTATCGATCTGGATTTGATTTGGATGTGTATAACGGGTAGCAGGGACCTGAGAAAACCGCCGCGCCTCAACAGTGTGGCGTTCGGTGTGAGGGACTACCTCATGGACTGCGTGACCTGCCGCCGCGGCAAATGGAACAACGCCTACATCATTGGCGGATTCCCGCTGAGCAGCGAGCGCGAGAGGATCTGCAGAAAGACAGGTGCGCGGGAGATCTACGTCGAATGCAGCAAAGAGGAAAGCATGACGAGGCTTGAGCAGACGGACGACCGGGATAAGAAGGAGTGGGCGGCGTACATCGACCAGTGGTGGGCACGGTACCGGGGCAACACATCCCCCCCCACTCCCCCTGATAATTTTTCGCAAGGAAAAC